TTCGGCTCGAAGCCATAGTGCCGTGCAACTTCGTCCATCGTCAGACGAGACTTAATCTGGTTCGCTGTGTCATCAGAACGGTAACTCGCCATCGTCATCACCCAGGTCGGTGAAGTCGCTTGCGCTGACATTTACCCCCGAAGATCTGCCGGCAGTGTGGTATGTGCCGCCGGAGTCTCCGTCGCGCTTGGAATCCCCAAAGTAAATACTGTCAGCTACGACCTCTGCGTTGCGTCGCTTGTTGCCGTCCTTATCTGTCCAGTCTCGGATCTGCAGGCGGCCTTCCACCACAGCCATCCGGCCCTTGCTGAAATACTTCTCCACGAATTCTGCTGTGCTGCGCCAGGCCACGATATCCACAAAATCGGTGACTTTCTCGCCGGACTGCTTATCCTTGAAATCCCGGTCAACTGCAATCGAGAACGAGGCCACAGCGGTACCGTTCTGCGTATGCCGCATTTCCGGATCCCGAGTCAGACGGCCCATCAGGAAGATCTTATTGAGCATTAGAAAAACTCCTTGTAGTTGAGAATGGATGTAAGCCGCTTCGTGGCGCGGCAGTAAGCGCAATGCTCACAGCGGGTGGGTTGGATCTTCCCCTCCTTGATGGCCTGGTATCTGGGAGCATTATCTTCTACAACCGCCAGAGCAGCGGCCAGATCCGTATCATCAATGTACATGGCGGCGAGATCTGGCTCCGTCTCTTTGGTGCCGACGGCCAGAACAAAGGGCAGCATGTGGCCCTCGATGTGCTGGTAGATGGCGCCCTGGATGTCGTAGCCGTAATATTCCACGAAGGGAACCTTGCAATGGTCTTCGGCCGACCACACGGATTCCATGCTGGCCATAGCCTTCTGGTCGACAATGGCGCCGTCACACAGGCCCAGCGCAGCGGCCGTATTCGGAAATTCTGCGACGATCTTTGCACAGGTATCCGCATCCAGCAGACTGTCAATCTTGATCTTAAAGGGAACGCCGGCAATCGTGCCGGTACGGATGACCTGCTTTCTGCCGGACATGAGCAGGGAATAGAGATCATCCGCCTGCAGACGGGCAACGACCTCAGTGGCCTTAACGTACTCGGCCTTCAGCGTTCCATCCCGCTTGAAGATCTCCGGATGCTGCGCCTGGTAGAGCGGCAGCTCACCGGAGAACCAAGCGTCAATATAGCCGCCGACCAACAGAGCCGCGGATGAAGGGGGGCGGTATTCCCCCTTCAGCTCCGCCAGCGCCGCCGCTTCGCACCTCTCGAAGGCCTTAAACTGCGTGGAGCCCATATAGGCCATATTCATTTCAGGAGAGTAATAATTCTCCGGAGTGACAACAGGAAGGGCCATTACAGCACCTCCCCGGTGTCAGGATCCACCGTGAAATTCTCAGGCGAGCTGTCCTGCTGCACTTCCGCAGCGTTTTCGGTCTCCTGCTGCATTTCTGCAGCGGCCGCGGCTTCCTTGCGCTTCTGGGCACAGGCTGCGCATAGGGGCACACCGTAGTTCTTGGTCGTATAAGCCGCCAGCCAATGAGCGTTTTTCCCCATAGCCGCTTCGATGGGATTGCCGCAGTCCGTACAGGGCGGCACAGGCTCCTGCTTCTGGACACGAGGTTTGTAGGGCCGGATACGGATGCCATCGGTCATGCCGCCGTCCTGCGGATCCCGGACATTGTGATCTACATACAGCTGGATCTGCTTGCCCACCAGCGTGGATGCCTTGGCGTCGCCGAACAGCTTCCGCAGCGTCTTGCGGTTGGTGGAGTTCACGATCAGCGGGCGTACCTGCAGGATGCCGGGGACACGCTCTTCCTTGAAGGAAAGAACGTCCTTGTTTTCTTTGCCGCGCTGTAGGGTCACAGAGCCGTACCACAGGCCGGCAATGGTGAGCACCGGCTCTGTGCCGTCATCGATGTCCTCGGCACCCAGGTACTCGGATTCACGCATCTGGCCGAGACGTTCATCGCCGGTCAGCTGGCGCAGTTTATCTTTCGTCATCATGTTTACTTTCCTCCGTCTGGTCGGCTGCGTTTGGAATAGCAGCATTCACAATTGCCATAATGAACCGGCACTCTTCATAGCAGATATTGGTGTCTGCCTTAATGACGATATCCATGATCTTGGCCGCAGCCTTCATCAGGTTCGCCATTCTGTAAGGTGGGACATAGAAACCGGTGGCTGCGAGGAGACGCTCCTTTTCAGCCTGTAAACGTTCCGCAGCAGTCACAGCTCCGTCACCTCCAGCTCCTCGGAATCAGTCACGCGGGTGGCGATCAGCTGAAGGCCCTTAGCCTTGCACTTGGCATACAGCCGTTCACGGCTCTCCTTGTCCAGCCGCTCAGCGCCATCGATGAGGATAATCTCCAGCTGGCCGGGCTTGCAGACAGAGATATCCACGCACAGCTCCAGAAGCTCACCGTCGGACAGATTGGAAATGGGCAGGCCGTTGATCAACGGGATTCCATTCTCCACGGTCAGACCCTCCACGGGGATATGGGCCTCTGCCAGGATGGTTGCTGGCAGCTCACGAGCAAGCTCAATCTTGCGGGTCAGCTCAGCAGACTGGTCGGTCAGATCCTGCACCTCGGCCTGCATGGCCACCATACGCTGGTACTCGTTCAGATGCTTCCGCATCTCCTCGGCATTGGTAACCTCTGCCGCCAGCGCAGTAGTGTCCACAGGCTCCTGATCAGCATACTGTTCAGCCACGCCGACGTCCTTTTCCAGTTTGGCCTTAGCTGCCTCAAAATTGGCAGTGGCAATATCCACTCGATCCTGTCGGCGGCGGCTCAGCTGAGCCAGTTTCTCCTCGGTAGCCTGAAGCTCGGCCTTCATCCGTTCGATACTGCCCGTCAGAGCGGCGCGTTCGGCCGCAATATCCCGGTCAATGGCACCGATCTCTACGTCCCTGGAACCTTCCAGTCCCCGAAGCTTGGATGTGAAATTGGCGCGGAACGCCTTAGCCCGCTCGATCACGCTGTTCTTCTCGCGCAGCCGTTCCAACTCCCTGTAACGCTCCCCGATGGGATACTGGTTCCAGCGGTCATAGTCGTATCCGGAGGGAATATCCTTGGCGATGTCGCTGATGAAGGCCTGCTTGTTGCGGATGTCCCGGTTGATATTCTGCCGGGATTGGAAGTAGACGCCGTTTTCTGCTTGGATGTCGTTCAGGACCTCCAGAATGTGCTTGGAGTAGTCAACCCCCTGCGGGATCTCACCGAACTGCTCCCGGATCCAGTTCACATCCCAGTCAAACTCGATGAGGGAGAGGATCACGCGGTTCTTTTCCTGCCGGGAGAGTTGTGTGAACTCCACAGGATTCAGCTGCAGGGGAGTGAAGATCTGAGAGAGGAACTCGGCCGGCCGTGTCTGAAGGAGGGAACCGTCACGCACTTTGACCGTGCCGGCAGACTTGGCGGGCAGGGCCTTGCGGTCGATGGAGAGGCCGGTGGTGGTCTCGATGATGATCTCACCCTCATCGGCGCCCTGGTGGACGATGCAGTCCCGCTCAGAACGGTTTGTGAGGGCGAAACGGATGGCATCCAGCACGGAGGTCTTGCCGGCTCCTTTGGGGCCGGAGATCTCCACGGACTTCCCGTCGAGGGTGGTCTCACGGATGCCGAACAGATTCTTAATAACGATTTTTGAGGTTTTCATTGACAAAACTCTCTTTCTGCCCTTAAAATAGGGGCGCGTGAAAAGGATTGGCTTGTGCCGCCGATTCGGTCCCCTGCAGGTGTGCGAGACCTGCAGGGGATTTTTTATGCTTACAGAGCGACAACGAGCTTGCCGCTCTCGATCTCGGCAGCGAGATTCTCCTCCAGGAATGCCTTGATGGTGTTGCGGGCCGTCAGGCGCCACATACCGCCATCGGCCTCGATGAAGGAAATGCCGCGGTCATTGATGCGGATGAGGAAGGTGCTCTCCGGCTGCTCGACCTCCTGGAAGGTGCGGTAGGGGCGGAGCTTGACGATGGGGCGGATTGCCTCGTTGGTCTGCAGGGAGACACCGCTCTTCGTGGTGACGGTGGTTGCGACGCCGTTGTCGTTGTAAATGACCTTGGCGCCGAGGGAGATATCATTGACCAGCTTCATCGCATAGAGCGAATCGCCGGTCTCCTGAAAGCGTGTACGCAGCGCAATCTGAGCTTCTTCAAAGCCAAGCGTGACCTTCGCATCCCATCCGGGGACATCGGTTGCGCTGGCAGAATAGAAGACTGCGCGAACGCAGCGCTGCGTGAAGTCAGGCTGAGAGAAGCAGGTCACATTGGTGGGCGAAGGGATGTTGACAAAGAGCGCGGGGGTATTGGCATCTGCCAGATGGATAGCCTCGGTGCGGATCATCTTCACGATGGAATCCAGGCTGTGGAGCTGAAGAGTGGCCGGCACGATTGGCGTCTCGATGACTTCCTGCGCACCGGAGGGTGTGATGACATACGCACGACCGCAGAGGTCCTGCGTTTCCGGCCGCATACCATCAAGAATGTACTGAAGTGCTTCTTTAAGCATGGCGATATGGTTCCTTTCTTAAAATTAGGCCGAGTGGATCAGCCTGAGCTTCGGCGGAGCTTCCTGCTCCCCTGCATCTACGGCCAGCTGACCGGGGATTTGGGGAGCCATTTCGACGACCGTGTCTTCGTCCAGCACGTACAGCATGGTGGTGATGGCGTTGGTCGATGCCAGCGTAGACTTGGCCACGCACTCCACCACAATGGTCTGCCGGTCATCTCCGGGCTTGAAGGTGAGCGTGATGTTCAGCTTTCTGGCCGCTTTTGCCGAGGTGTTCGGATCCAGGATGTTCCGGATCATGGCTCGCATCTCATAGTCTGCACGCTCCATGATCGCGCCACGTCCCATTTCGAGGATCGATTTCTCCTGACGTTAATCCATAGGTTTTGCCTCCTTTCCTGCGTGATAAGGGTTCCAGCCCTCTGCCGGACGCCCCACGGCAAATTTGAGCGGGGCCGCCCGGCAGGAGAGTAAAATGAGCGAAGGGCATCCGCCCGGCAGAAGGCTGGATGACGATGCTTCATCCGGCCGCTTCCTGGTAGACCTCTACCTGCTGGATGCCGAATTCGCAGGCAGCCTCATGGCTCTCGAAGAAAATATCCACATGGTTGCCCTTGACGGCGCTGCCGGTGTCCTCGACGATATACGGATGACCGTTGATCACAACCTCGCTGCCTTTGGGCAGCACATCCCAGTCGGCGGCGATGGTGCGGCCCTCCTCGGGGATCGTGCCGGCGCGCGTCTTCTGCACATAGTCTTCGCCGCGGCTGGGGTGGTCTTCCGACCAGATTCCGCAGCACTTGACACAGGGGCAATAGGCAGTAGCGGTGAACGTTCCAATGAGCTCTAACCGGTCAAGGCTGGAATAGTCCTCTGCCGGCTGCTCTGCAGGCTCCTGCGGCGTATCATCGACAGGGGAGGGCTGGGATACCTCCTGCGGTTTGGGCGGCTCACAGGCGTTCTGAGCGCGTGCGGCGGTGTAGCCGATGCAGACGCCCAGCGCCAGCAGGATCAGCACAAAGGCCAGGAACCGGATGTTTGCGGCACGGCGCTGGATGCGCCGGCGTTCTTCTCGTGTCAGTCGCTTCATAGGTCGATCCTCCTCAGTTTTCCGTATCCGACGGCGGGCGCGGTGGTAGGCGGCCCGTCTGTCCCTGCGGCGAGATATGCGATGAGCTGATCCACATCGACCAGTTTCTTGCGCCCAACATGGACGACAGGGATGGCGCCGGTGGCGATAAGCTGTCTTATGTAGTGAAGGGTGATCTCACTCTCGGGATCCTGCTCCAAGATCAGCTCATGCGCCTTGGCTGCGGTTCTCATTCTGGGCATGGGTTATCTCCTTTCGTGGTGGATTGCCCTCTCCGGGCCTGTGTGGTAGACTGGCGGCAGAAAGGGGGTGAGTATATGACGATTAAAGAGCTGGACCAGCGTTTGACGTTGGTGTTAGAGGATTTCTCCAGCGAAATGCGCAGCGAATATGATGACTACAGCAATGAACCTGTTACCGGCGGGGACATTGCTCAGTTATCAAGACAGACCTTCTACGCGCTGGATGAATTCCGGAAAGAGATCATTAAGTACCTTGAATCAAACCGTTAATCAGCAGGAAGCCGTCAGTTGCCGCTGGCGGCTTCTTCCTTGCTGTCCAGCACAATCTGAATATCAGATCCGAACCAGACCATCCTGCGCTGGATATCTTTGATAGCCTGGATGTGCTCGAGAATTTCCTTGGCCGCTTTTTCGGCATCCGAAATTCCGGTGATGATAATTTTTCCGGTCATGTTGTTCTCCTTTCGTAGTGGTTGGTGGCTTGTCCTCTCTCTGGACGGGTGGTAAAATGACGGTGAGAGGAGGCATACAGAATGCTGACAAAGGAACAGTACAAAGCCCTGCGGCGGTACCGCGATGTCCCGAGCATCCCTGTCGGAGACAACGGCCTTTCCGATGTGGACCAGTACCTGGCCAAGCAGGGATACATCGAGCCTACGGATCTTGCGGTCGAATCCATCCCCGGCATTATTCAGGTATTTTTTAATGCGTACTGCATTACGCAACTGGGCCGTGTTGCACTCTCCGAGTACGACCAGAAAAAGCGGGAGCGTTGGTTTCAGGTGTTTCTCTGCCTATTGAGTGCGCTGGCCGGTTCGGTATGCGCGCTTCTTGTCGAATGGTGCCTGGGGTGCTTTTTCCACTGACTTGCTAAACGCATCCCAGAATCGGTTGAAAAGATCCGTGTCATAACCAACCACGCCGTCCCTCTCAATCTCCGGGAGCAGACCGGTTTCGATGGCTGCAATCAGCGCAAGGCCTTTCAGCGTTAACTTCATGCTTGGTGTTTCCTTTCTCTTATGCACCGGGTTCGTGTTTCTGAACTTTTTCCGCAAAAAAATATTGAGGAATTTCGGCAGAAGAAATGCCCAGCAAAGAACAAGATTTCAGAATTTCCGGGGAAGAAAACTCCAAAACATTGTTTAGCCGCTGGCTCAAAGAGACACGTCCCATCTTCATCGCCTTTGCAAAGGCCGCTTCAGTGCCAAATACCTCGCGAATTTTACCGCGGAGTCGGCTGTAATCGAATTCCATTGACACACCTCCGTTCGTGTTTCTGAACAAAGCATAACACCACATCTTGAGGTTGTCAATACAATTTTTTCGCCTTTCTGAACAATTTTTAATTTTGCAAAAATTCTTGTTGCGTTTTCTGAACAATTAGTTATAATATAGGCGAGAGGTGATGGTATGGCTACAATCGCAAATCGAATCAAAGAGGCAATGACCATTCGAGGAATGAAGCAGGTCGACTTAGTCTCTTTAACCGGAATCGGAAAATCTTCTATAAGCACGTATCTTTCCGGTGAGTATGAACCTAAACAGAGGAATATTTACAAAATCGCAAAGGCTCTTGATGTTAGCGAAGCATGGCTTATGGGCGAAGACGTGCCTATGGAACGATTTGATTATTCCGAACTTCTGTCCTCCATCGCCGAGGAGAACAAGAGCGGCCGCACGGCGGCGGTGGAGGAGCTGCGCCGAACCTATGGCACAGAGCACAGCATCCATTCCACCTACAGCTGCGACGATAAAAAGAGAGCCACCCTGCTGTACTATAAAACCTTGGAGCGGGACGTTGCTTTGTCCCTGACCGATATCATCTCCACGGTTGACCATCTCGACGGCCGCCAGGCCGAAAAGGTCACCCTTCTCCTCCACGCTTACCTGAAGGCCGAGCAGCCTATCCGCAACATCGTTGATACCGCGCTTCGTCCTTATGTGGAAGATTTGGACGATCTTCTGTGCGGCGGCTCTCGGATCGGGTAATCGTTGTCGATTTCCGCAAAAAATAAACCGCCCGGGGGGCGGCAAAGAGCAAGAGAAAAGCCGCCCGGAAGCTACCACACACCCGGACGGCCCTGCAAAGTATTTTATCTGCAATCCACCACGAAAGAAGATACAACGCCAGAATGGCCACAACCAAAAAGACGCCAACTTTGCCTTTCCATTCTACCACAGGAAAAGCTGGGTTGGCAAGAATGGAAAGAGAGGTTTTATCAAATTATGGCCACAATTGAAAAGAGAGGCGAGAGCTACCGGATCATCGTGTCCAACGGGTATGATATCAACGGCCGGCAGATCCGGGAGAAGATGACTTGGACGCCGGAGCCGGGCATGACCAAGCGCCAGATCGAGAAGGCCCTGAACCGGGAAGCCACGCTCTTCGAGGAGCGGGTGCGGCATCAGGTGACCCAGAACGGGAATATCCGGCTGGTGGACTTCA